ATGTCCTCATGTGGCTTATGAAGACATTACTAACATCACGGTGTATTAATCAACGGGGAGCAGGTCACGCCAGCTTTTTAGCCAGTGAAGCCACATCGTCGAATACGGTATCAACGTCATGGCCTGCCACTTTCAGCAGTTCTTTCACCTTTGCCAGTACGGCATCAGTTTTATCGGTTGCTGTTGTGACCGGCTGTGCAGTGGTCACGGTGGTACCGTCATACAGTGCTTCGGACATCGTTACTTCCTCTTTTTTTGGTAAGGCCCAGTTAATTTGCCGGGCGTAGGTTAAATCTTTTTTGGCGCTTCACTTTGCGCCCCCTGTGGTTGAGACACTGCCTGCTGGTCCAGTTTGCTTTTCAGTTCGTCAATCTGAGCCTGAAAACGTTGCTCTACATCCTGCCAGCTGTCACGAATAGCTGTTGATTCTGCCTCAGCTTTAACAGGGCTGTTTTTCCAGCGGAACAGGCCCACCAACCAGCCAGCGGCAAAACCAGTGGCGAGCGCAATCAGCGCCCACATAATGAGTGCGGTAGTTGTGTACATGGGCTTATTTACCTTTTGAGGGGGCGGGAGTTAAGCAGACCTGACGCACATAATCCTGTAGGCCGGTCAGTTGCTTTGTGACGGTTTCGATTCGCTCTCTGAGGGTGAAATAATCCCGCTGAGCGGCGTCTGTAAGTCGGGGGCTGTCATCATCATCCACGCGGGTGGCGGAGGATTTACCGGACACTGGCCGATCACATTTGGCTGAGACGCGCAGGCGCATAGCCCCAGAATCGACATCCCTACGCAGATCGCTAATGGTTTTTTGCGCATCGGCTAAATCCTTCGTGTATCTGGCATCGATTGCCGCAACAGACTGCTGGCGTCGCTGTATGTCATTGATGGTTGCCTGGAGGCTGTCAGCAACCACCTTCTGTTTATCACGCTGTTCGCGGAAATAGACGGCGTTGTCGCGGTAGTGACCTACAGCCAGTAATAACCCGGCTATGATCACCACCAGCAGAAACGCCAGCACAACGTGCCAGTTAGTCAGTAGCCATGTCATGGATTCAGGCTCCAGTTGCAAATCTCACGCTCAATATCGCGACGATTGGCGAGTCCCTGAATCCTCACCCGGTCAACGTATACCCAACTGCGAAGGCCATCACAGGCTTGCTGATAGCGGCCGGCATTAAGGTTGCGCAGTACCGATGAATGCTCGAATGCATTAATGCCTACGTTATAGCTAAAACTGATAAGAGCGGCTTTCTGATATGCATTCGATGGCACCTTTACGGACCTTTCCACAGACCGGGCATAGGGCTGCAGGTGCTTCTGCAGAAGCGCGTCGCACTCTTTTTGGGTATATGTTTTCCCCTGAATCACGTCCGGGCCAGTTATGCCGTTGCATACAGTCCAGACGCCGCCAACGTCACGGTATGGCGTGTAAGAATTGCCTTCTAGGCTTGGAACAAGAACAGCCGCGATGGCTAACGCACCACCACCAGCTGCTGTGATGAGGCTTTTACGTAAAGCAGGTGAAATAGCCATTATGCTTTCTCCGCCAGCTTCAAAGCCTTTTTGACTGTATCGACTACTTCGGGCGCTTTGTCCTCATCATGCGAGGGTGAGCGGTTTAAATAACTCTGGATCGCCGCAGTGCGCAAACTCTCCTGCTCTGCCTCGAACTTTCTTGCCAGTTCTTCCCGGTTGCTATCTTTGCGTTTGTAATACGCATTCACGACGAACGTCGCTATGCCGAGCATCACGCCACTTACCAGACCGATAAAATTCCAGTCTAGGTGATAAACCCAGTCATACCAGTTGAAAAGGCCGTTACAGACCAGGCCACCCGACGCGCAGTAGGTAACCCCTGATGCAATTTTGTCAGGCATAATTTTCATATCCACCCCCAGACGGGGACTTATCCAATTAGGAATTGTCTACTTTCTGAACTGGACAAGCCCGGTTAGCTTTTTACATGTCGATTGAAAAAGCTTCCTGCTGCCGTTGGGTAGCCAATAGTGAGGATCCGCGACGCGGATTCAGTTGATACGCTTAAATGCGTAAGTCCCTATGCCCTTGCGGCCCAGGTCACATTCCATCTGATTATGCTCAACGCATTCAAATCCCTGCTTACTGAACCAGTTGCGCAAGCCTTCATCGGTGAAGTACCAGATATGTTCTTCTTTGCGGAAGTGATGAGAGCGAAGGATGTCCGCGCTGTCACGGAAAATCGGGATAGACACAAATACGAATTCACCGGCTCTGGCTACTGCTGCTTCCGGATCGTCGATGTGTTCGAGCACATCCCACATACTGATCGCGGGACAGGACGTTTTATATAAATCCCGGTAAAGCCCTTTCTCTTTAAGCCACTCTACGCCAGCGGGGTTGACGTCATATCCGAACGTCATTGCACGCGAGGCAACAAACTGGCCAGCGCCAATCCCCACATCAAGGACAGGTCCATGGTAATGGCGCGCAATCAGATCGATGCGTGACAGTGTAAGCAGGCGCCCGGTTTCGGTGTCTGCCATTTTCTTATAGCGCTCGAAGTAATCCACGTTATAAGGACGTTCGCGCGGTACCGGATAGCGACCAATCCCCAGCTCGGGAAAGAACACCAGTTCGCTATCAACTCTCTGATAAAACTCTCTCATTCAGCCAGGCCTCAAATTTGTTGCTGAATCCGGTAATGCGCTTATCGCATTGATGGTCCCACTGATGGCAGCGGCAGTAATTGTCAGGGATCGCCCAGCCAACGTTTTGGAGATTCATTGTGTGGTCGGTCACGACGTCAGGCGCGTTATGCGCACCCCGCCCACCGGCCACAATAAAAACAGGCGTCTGGTAACAGATAGTCGCGGGCAGCGCCCAGCCAACTGGCGTGACGACGACAGCGGCACTTTCTACCAGTGACAGCAGGCTGCACAGATTCAGTTCGCCGCTGTGCAGATACAAATCTGCTTCGGGCTTCTCACCCACCAGCCACTCTTTTCCCTCTTCCAGATCTGCAACACTGATAACGAAAAAGTGACGACGCAAGATGCGAGACGCCTGGGCAAGGTAATCAGGATCCGAATTACGGGAATCGCTACGCCATTCACTACGCACTGTGGCGGGCCGGATGACTGCAACCGGCTTATCACTGTAAGGCTGGCCAGCGTGGAACGATGGCAAATCAAATTGACCAGGCTCAGTATGGAAACGCTCGCGCATGGCATCGATGATTGAGCCCCGCTCAAGTTCAGCCGGACCATAGAATATGCGGCGCATGTCGTAACTGTCGGGCAACGCCTGCCAGTCGGCTCGTGAACTGTCTTCGTTCTTACGCTGTGTACGTAGTGTTGTCTCACTGCGTACAGTGAATACAGGCAAATCCTGATAAGTTTCCGGCCACGCGGTTTTGATGAACGATCCGGGCGGCAACTGCTTAACAAAAGCACGCTGATAAATCGAATCGCCCAGCCCCTGCATGCCGTCAATGAATATCGGTTTCATGAATTTCCCTGATTACGTCCTCAAGTGACGCCCTGGTGAAACAGGTGAGGCTGGTTTGTCTGCTGCAGTTCACTATCCGGGCGTTGGGCTGTGAATCAGCAATGCGCGCAAATTCGCCATGCCAGCGCCGGACGTTATCTGGTGTCGGATTGCTTATGCCGTCGTGCGCCCCGTGCCAGTGCAGCCCGTTTGTCACCGAGCAGTCATAGCCGAGCAAAATGATGTTTTCAGCGCCGAGGTGCATGGCGAAAAGAATGGCGCGCTGGCCGGAATTGAATGTACCGGACGTGTCTGTATCGAAAAGCCGCAAACCATAACGCGCTGCTGCCCTTTCGTTACAGGTCCAGCGCTCTGCGGCAGATGAAATCTGTGCATGATATTTATCCCACCAGTCCAGATCCCCGGCGTAGATGTACCGACACTGAGGTGCGGCACTCCAGGTGGAATTCACTGTAATAAGGGGAATTCCTGCGTCACTGAGCAGTTTGCAGTCTGAAGACAAAAGAGAAGGCCCCGATGCACATATCGCTATGTTTTGCATCAAACCTCCAAAGAAATCATAAATTAAGGAAATTCACTAATGCAGAAAAAATAAGAATTGAAAAAGAAAATTCGAACAATACTCACAAGGCATTATTATGTAACTCTAACATCTAACCTAAAGGAGCAGTACCAATGGCAAAAGCATTTTCGAGTGATTGGACCGTTAGATTTCCATTAAACCTATACACCCAATTTTCTGATAAAATCAAAAGTGAATATCTGGAGGACGTTATTCACCCTAGCATCCTTGGTCAGCGCTTTGAGGATGTTTCATTTGTAATAAAAGATGGTTACGACAAAGCTGATACAATCGAGAAGTTAAGATACGTACTCGATTCAATTGCAGATGAAAAGTCTCTGGAAATACTCCACGCACCTCAAGGCTTAATGAGTTCTTTTGAGGTACAGTATTCCATTAATGGGAAGCCAGAGATTAGATTCGACTAGCATTCAATAAAAAAGCCCAGCTAATTACTGGGCTCTATTAAAGGTCGCTTGCGGATGCAGCTTTGCGAAGCATACGTGAATTCAACCAGTGACTGGCTCACTTTGCAAGTAAAATCTTTGGCTGTTCAAACCGAAAGCATCGCTCATTGGCTGATAAAGCATTAATTCAGCCATCCCCATCCATGTATCGACCCTTCGGCGACAGGTGGCAAAGCTTAGTTCAGGGTGCTGACCGTAAAATTCTTCAGCTATCTCACGCAGGCTCATTTTTTCCTGGTATCGTTTTTCGAGCAAACGAAGAAGGCCGGGATCGTCGTGTAGAGTTGTAGCGATAACTTTATCCATAGTTGACGCTTCATCATCAGTACAAAAAACAAGGCTGGAATAGCGCCTTTCTGCCAGCATGCTGTTTACCCAAGATTCAAGATCTTTGGACGAGCACCCTTTTTTTCTCAACGCTATTAATGCTTTATTAAGCTCATCTTGTGTCACTACATATTTGCTAAGAAGCCTTTTGAACATATCTGCAGCTTTTGGCGATGAATCAATTGCAGACCATCGCCCCCACATTTTCAACTTACCCTGCAGCCAGACACTTTCCATGGTACGTAAGCGCAAATCTTTTCCGTCTGCTTTTCCGGTAGTTGATGGATAGATCATAATTTCTTCACCCTTTTGTTATATGCGGTTGCGGCCCAGTTATGTAATAGTCTCGATCCTTATCTGCCCTTTCTCTCCCCAGATTTTTGTAATACGTGCATCCCATACGGCGCTGTCTTCTTCAAATACGGCGTCCATCAATGCTTTGTGGAGGTTATCGACATCGGGCCTTTTCTGGTGGGGCTGGCCAATCAACTGGGCGCGCTTTTTTTTACTCCAGCTGTCGGGCATGGGCAGCACAAAGGTGATGTGACAACCGCTGTCAGGCAGTTGGATTTGGTTTAAACGCACTTCATCGCAAAATGCCCGGTACCTGAGAACAGCCGGCCGCTTTGCCCACCGGTCACGTTGACTCTGGCGGGGCTTGCCCAGCGGCGTGATGTCATAAATTTTGATCAAAATAGTCTCCCCGTTGGTTCATTACCGTTGCGTGATGATTTATCCCTGCCAGCCTGCGCCGGTCTCTCTCGGGCAAGCTGCGCCGCTATAGCCTGATCTGTTCCACGAAAATGCCCGTTGCGGAATTCCTGATAAACCACGCCGCCCTGTGGGCCATGACGGTTTTTACCGATAATGATTTCAGCCAGGTACGCGGCCGGGCTGTCTGGGTTATAGGCACCATCGCGATAAATGAACCAGATGCCGTCCGCGTCCTGCTCAATGCTGCCACTGTCACGCAGATCGGCATTTAACGGGCGCTTGTTAGGTCGCTTCTCTACCTCTCGCGACAGCTGGCTAAGGCAGATAACGGGCGTGTAAAGCTCCATCGCCATGGTTTTAAGGCCGCGTGTAATCTCGCCGATAGCCAGGTCATTACGTTCTGCCGATGGCTTTTTGATGAGCCCTAGATAGTCAGCCAGGATCAGAGACAGGCCCGGATACCGGTTTTTGTGACGTGTGGCCACCGCTCTGATTTGTTCAATGCTGAGGTTTGTAGCATCGACAAGCCAGACATCAAGATTTGCTAGCTCAGCCAGACCCATGGAGATCCGGCCCCAGTCTTCATCATCGAGGTGGCTGGCTTTGCGCAGTTTGGAAACGGATACGTTGGACGCGTTCGCCAGCTGGCGCTCAATGATCTGGCCTGCCTGCATTTCCATACTGAAAATCAGAACGCCACGCTGTACCCGCTCAGTTCCGAGCGAAACAGTGCGCTGGGCTATGCCTTCGGCGATTTTTAGTGCCAGCTCGGTTTTACCCATACCGGGCCGGGCTGCGATAACGATCAGGTCGGTGTCGTTTAATCCACCTGTGATTTCGTCCAGATCATCAATGCCAGTTTTGATTGTGTTTGACTCTTCATCACCGGCAACACGTTTTTCGAGCGTGTCCATATACCCGTTAAGCAACTCACTGGCGCGGATCGGCAACACTTCTTCATCAGGGCGACTGATGTTCATCAGCTGGCGCGTGAAATCCTGAATACCTTCCATCGCGGTATCATGGTTGTAGGCGCTGGTTATTTTCTCGTAATGGCTTTCCATCAGGCTGACAAAGCCACGGACCATGTATTTTTCATTGAGGCTTTTTGCATAGCCCTTCATGTTCGCCGCACTGGGCACCATCTTCATGGTTTCCATAACGTCAGCAAAAATACCGTTTTCACTGCCCATGGCCTCAGCCACAAGCAGCGCATCAATCATTTTTTTCTGCGTCGCCTGGCGCTTAATCTCGGTATACAGCTTTGTGTAAAAAGGATTGGTGAATGCTGCTGGCTCGACGGTAGCCAGCACGTCGTAGGCATCAGGCGTTAAACCGGAATGAAGCAGACAACCCAGCACGCTGGCTTCAAGATACAGATCAGACATGGTTACCCCTCCGCACCAAAAGCAGTGTGTCAGGCTTCATCAGCCAGTCGAAGTTGGCATGCCAGCCGCTGTTGCTTTTGCCGAAATAGGATGCGCGGGCCTCATTGAAAAAAGCGCTGAAGTAATTACGGAAACAGTCGTTTGCCGATTTTTCACGGGGGAAGTGTGTAGCCAGACGGCGGATAGCCTTCACTCTGTCTTCGTCAATTTCGGCATACATCAGACGGCCGGCCGCTAAATCGTTGTAAGCATCGATCACAGCATCGCAGTCAACGTCGACCTGATTTTCATCCCACTGGGCGGCGTCAGCCAGATAGCCGTCAAAGCGGTTAACGCGGCAGATGTTCGTGGGCTTGGCGACCGTACCGTTGCGGCGTTTCCACGTCTCCGCGACCCAGCGCACCACCAGCTTGAGGTCATTAACGGTGTAGGCTTCCCGGGATGGACGTTCAGTAAGTAAAACGGCAAAGGCTTCTGCAGAGCGGCAGGTGGTGCCTGTGACCTCGTTGTAATACTCCAGGACCTGTTTTGCCTGTGATAAAACTTCCTCCGAAAATTCCCCCTTGGGGGTATAGGGGGTATTTTTATTGTCTTTGGTAAGACTGTTTAGGGTGTCGGGTGATTTCGCCCAACCAGAAACCTTTTTTCGCCCAACATTCTGGGTGGAATTACCCAACATTTTGGGCGATTTTTTTACCTGCCATTCATCAAGGTTCACATTGACACTGACTATTTTGAATCCACCTGATTTCCTCAGATTTATGATGCGACGTTCTGCCAACACATCTAACGCATCAGCCACATCCGAGTCATCAAGTTCAGTCATTTCAGCAAGGAAAGTATTTGTCACGCGGTCTTCAGACTTATTCCATCCGAAGGTGCAGAAGATAACCGCATCGAAAACCTGATGCTGCCGACCAGCCAGCTTAAGCTTGGGTTTTAGCTTGCCAATACTAGTGGCAATACGCATATAACCTTCATCCAGGTTTGCCACGGTATGCCCCTCCCCCCCTTCACGGGAGCGGAATTTAATTACATTTGCTGTATTACTCATGGCCGGTTTTCCCCCTCTTCGCCTGCTCCAGCGCCTGACGAAGCAGCCGACAGGCATCAGGTGAAAACTGGCGTGCGAGTTCATCCCGTGCCATGTCTTTATGTACAGTGGTTTCCTGTTGCGGTTTACGGCGTTTTTGTCGCATAATTGACCTCGCTAAAGGTAATATCTGCTGAAGTACCCGGCTGAACAGTTGGCGCTGTTCAGCCTTCCTTCCTGAGTTCAATGAAATACTT